GCCGTCGTTGCAGTTGCAAAGGTGCAGGTTGGGCGGGTGGCGTTGCTGTACGGGACAACTTCAGTCCATCCGGCGTGGGAAGCCATCGTGTCACCAGCAGCAGGGGTGTTGGATGCGCCAGCGCCGTACAGGCCGATGTACCAAGTCGTGATCTGAGCCACGCTGGTCAGGGCCGTGCCGCACATGTATTGCAGCCCCTGATTGACCACGAGGTTGTGGTTGTCGTCTTCCCACTTGAGATTGCCGTCTTTGTCAAAACACTGAACTTTGAAGCGGCCCAGAGCCATCATCTTTTCGCCAGAACGAGTGCCTGCCACCAGACCGGCGCTCATGGTATCAACAGATTTTACGATTTCGTTCGACATGGGATACTCCTTAAATAAGTCGGATTAAAGCAGATGTGCTGGTGTTGGCAGGCATCTGTACGGTGAAAGTTGTGGTTGAAATCTTGTCAGACCCGAAGTCCAACACGCATACAGCGCCGTTTGCACCCGGCGTGTAGATCAACGCCCCACGAGCGGTGATAGAACCCGTCCATGCTGGGGACGAAAAATTGACGTAGGTGATGCTGCCGTTTGTCGTTTCTTGACTCAGGACTGTGGCCGCCACCACCAGCCCGCCAGCCACATAGTTACCGCCAGAAGCCTCTCCATTGGATGAGTACTCCGTGGTTGTTTGATCCAGCGTGGCGGAGTTGGTGTACAGCGCCAGATAGAACGTGTCCGAGGCGAAGTTGATCGTGCCGTTGGCAAGCCCCGACCGCAACGTGTTGCAGGAATAGTTGCCAGTGAAGGCCATCAAACCACCCCGTTATTCTGCGGCAGCGGGGGTGTGCGAAACTGCCCGCTGCGGTACGCATCACTGCGCTCAAGACCATCACCAAGACGCTTGGCCAGCATGAGGGCTTCCTTGTACTTTCCATCGTACAGAGACATCATGTCGGCCTCGCCCTTCATGAACGTGTACGCCTCAACCAGAGAGCCATAGAGCAACACCGAGTCAAAGTTGTCACCCAACCATGTTTGCCCGCTGGAAGCCGTTGTGATCGATTCAGGGTAGTAATAGTAGTGAAGCTCGACGCTGTAGATGGCATCAGGAGTTGGCCCCAGAATAAACGACAGCTCGTTGGTGATCTGTGGGTTCATCCCAGATGTCGTGGTCGGGCCAAACAGCGCGTAGTACTTGGGGATGGCCGTGTCCGTCGGGTTTGGGTACGCCTGTCGGATAAAGTTAACATCCTTGTTGAGCAAGTACTCATACGCCCCCGTGGCGTCAATCACAGCCATAGAGTACACCGACAGGAAATCATTGGGGCATGACAGGTACTTGTTGCTGATGTACGTGGAGCCCGTGACGTTCTTGCGCAGGGATGGGAACTGAACCGTGTTGTAGATGCGCTGCTCCGCCTGTTTGACGAAGACGGGAATATTCGCCACGAACTCATCTTCGTAGTTCTGGGTGTAATCCTGAATCGCAGCAGACAACGCGGCGTAGTTCATGCCATCGGACCCCTAGCCATGACGCCCTTGGTGGCGCAGCCCGTACCACGGATTTTGATGCCGCTGGTTTTCATCGGCGGGTAGTCCTGGCTGCGGGTGTTGGCCACAGCCACATTGGCCTTGCGCATGGTCGTCTTGGCGGGTTCTTCACCCACCACAACCGATGCTACTTTTGTAGGTTGTTTGTACGTAGCCATTTTAGGCTCCTTTGCGGCCAGGGGACTTCTGGTTGGCAATCTTGGCCATATTGCGGCCCATCTTGAGCATGTCGGCGTTGGTTTTCCCGCCAGCTTTCATCTTGGTCAATGGTTTGCCGGGGTGCATAGCCTTTTCGTGCTTATGCACTGCCTTCTTTGCGTCCATCATGATCGACTCCTTATGTCGTTGCAACCGTAATTGTGCCCAAATTCACCGCCAACACCAAGTTGTTTGGCGTTTCGTTTGCGGTGAAAAATGAAGAACCACCAACCGGGTTCCATCCCCATTGAAATATGCGACTTCCAGCTTCCACGGTCCCAGTGCCCAATGGCCCGGAACCAGCCTCAACCTGCAATCCGCTGGTCCCAGAAAGCCTGTAGCTGCGGTCTGGACGAGGATTCCTTAAACCCTGCGGGTCATCCACCGGGTACATGCCCAACTGCAACTGCGGCTGATCCGGGTCCCAACATTCAGGGCACACCAGCAGTTCGTAGTTCTTGGTTTTGACGACCTCACGACGAAGTTGCGAAAGCTTGAACCGCTGATCGCAGCGGTCACACTGAGCAATCGCATACTTACCACTGGCAAACCTATTGCCCATCAGTAAGTGCTCCCGATGAACTGCTGGCGGGGCACGAACCGAATCGCAGCCTTCTCACGATCTTCATCAGCCGCAAGCTGCCAAGCTTCGTCATACTGAGCTTTCAGCATGGGCAACCGCTCCATGCCGCCAGGGATTTTCCCGGCGATGTAATAGGACAAGCCAGCCGCCATGCATGGGATGAACCGGAATGGAACATCCATGACGTTTACACCGCCACCAGCATCCTGCGTCCTGCGCAGACGCCAGTACACGAACTGATACTGCTGGGCGTTGTCCGGTGTTGGCCAGACTGTGACAGCAGGAAGCTGCTGCCAGTAAACCGCCGCCCCGTTGGCGTGGGATGCGGCTGTGGTGTCGGCCTGACCCCGGAAACAGTTGTATAGGGTATTCCCTGAGATGTATCCGTAGTTGATGATTTCAGAGTCAACCTTGATGAACCCCGTGGCGGGCAGGCCAACCACAGAGTTGAGGGTAATCTGATTGACGGTGGCACTGATCCCACCGCCGCTGATGGACAGGCCGGTCGGGCTTTGCTGGCCGTTGTACCGCTGGACCCAGACTTGGATCGGTCGGGCCTGCTGGAGCTTGTTGGGCAGCGTTGCGTAGGTAGAAACACTGATCCGGGTGATGGTCAGGTCTGCCTGAGTTGCTGCCACGTTGGCCCCAGTGCGGATCACATGCTCCAGAAGATCAATCGTGTCGGTCGGCAAGGCGTAGGTGTTCTGCCCCGGCACAAGGTCAATCGTGCCCTGCTCAATCGTCCAGAGGTTGATGCCACGGTTTGCCCAATCGGCAAACATGATGTTTAAACTGCGTCGGGCAGTTTTGAGGTCATAGCCCGTGCGCAACTCTGAACCGGCGCGTTCAAACGCCTCCTCAACCAACTCAGTCAAGTCGAGGTTGAAACTGCTTGCGCCTGATGTGGTGGCCATGTCAATCCTTTTTCGCCGTCACAACGTCATCGCCCTTTCGGACGGTTACCTTGTCGCCTTCTACGTCAACGCGCATCGGCTGCTCTTTCCGGTCAAGCCGGTCAAGCTTGTCAATCAACTGGCGCATGATCTCAAACTCAGGCTTTTCCTGCTTTGGGTTGGCCCCGGCAATGCCGTTGAGCATGGAGATCAAAGCCGTTAAAGCAGCGGACACCAGACCAATCACGGCGGCGATCTTGGACTCTTCAAGAGCCAGACTTGCGCCCACACCAACCACAACAATGGCCGTGATGTAAGCCAGCCCATGTTTGCCAATGGCTTTGCCCGCCACCTCTTTGGCGGTGCTCTCAGCCTCAAGCCGGTTTAACTCAGCCTGGGCTTTGGCTTTAAACAGAGACAGGTCTTCTTGATCCATCACCGATACCTTGCTGTCTTTGCCGCCACTTTGGGCGGCTGCTTCACAAACTGCTTCCCAGCCTTTTTGCCCGCCCGCTTGGCACGAGTCGTGGCTGCATACTCAGCGGGGGTTAACGCCTTGATGGCGTTTTCGGGCAGATATCGCTCACCCGTTTTGGAAGACGGTTTACCGGACTTGGTTGTCCAACGCTGATTACCCCAATCCTTGAGCGACTGCTGCGGGTCTTTCACTTGTACCCACCCCCACGGGCCTTGTACTGCTTGGCCAGAAGCTGCGCCTTACGGGCTGACCATTGGCCTGCGCCTGTGCCCTGCACCGCACGGGATTTAATTGACTCAAACAGCGACTTGCGCATACCCGGTTTGGTGTAAACGCCAGCCTCGTTGACCTTGGACTTGACCTTACCCCCAGCAGCATACTGATCGAAGTCAGTATCGTCCCTACGGGCCTTGCGTTTCGGCCCGGGCATCTTAGAGGGGCGGATCGCGCCCATTCCCCGGCTGGCCATCATAGTTACACCATCTTGCCGCGAGTCTTACCGCGTTGGGCGCAGCCATCTGCACGAGACGATGCAGACCCGCCACTTGCCATCTTTTTGGGCTTCTTGGGGGGCGGAGGGGCAGAGCCACCATCAACGTCTTGCGGAGGGGGCAAACCCGAGTCTTCGGTGTAGATGCCGCCCCGGATACCTTTAGGTTGCTTCTTCTGCTTCTCAAGCATGTCGTTCATCATGGGGTCACCTCAATACATCTTGCACTTAGTTTTGCCTTTGGTAGCGATACCATCGGCGCGTTTGGAGGCGGAGGCCATGCCGCCAGAGGCCATCTTTCTCGGCTTGGCTTTGGCAGTGCCGCCTTTTTTCATGCCGGACCTCACGTAACTTGCGCCAAAGCCATCCACACCTTCAGTTTCTACAGGAAGGCCAGAACCACTAAGGACAAGCCCAGGGACTGCGTCCCGACGAGCAGCAATTAGTTCGTCTTCCGTCGGAGGTTGGTTCATGCGAAGATGCCCGTAACGCTCGTCGTCTTGGCGGCGGCGTAGCCTGTCTGCTTTGTCTTGCGCAAGCATTGCCCTCGTACGCCCGGTACCAGATAGGGCATAGCCCAGTGCGCCTAACGCACCTAAGCTGCCAAGAGCCTTGGCAGCTTTCCCCAATGACCTACGTGCCATAGTGGCCCCCAATCAGCAGGCGTAGCCGCCCTTTTTCATGCCCAGCGGCTTGCTGCCGGACATCTTGACCATAGTGCCTTTGGTCTTGCCCTTGGCTGCCAGACCGTCTTTGCTGGGGGCTGCGGTACGCACAGTGCCCATCTTGGCCTTGGTGATGCCACCATTGGCCATCTTCTTCGCGCTTTTCATATCACCACCTCTTGAGAAAAGTTCCATCTTGCCTTGATCAGTTTTGGGTTTGTTGATCGACTGCAAATCAGAACGACTACCAGACCCAAACCGCTTACCCTTGTCTGCCTTCATGAACTCTTGGCCAACAGACCGAGGGATTCCTTTGCGCTTGGCAGCGGCGGGGTTGTTAGCCACCATCGCCATCAAGTTGTGCTGTGCCTTACTCTTGCTCGGCATCTGCTTTCTTTCGGCGGATCAACTCCGCAAACGTCTTGCCGGAAACCATCTCTGCGATACGCATCAGCGTCCAGACGGCACCGATCAGGCCAAATATCGGCGTAAGCAATTGCAGGAAAGCCCCGATGGCCGCAATAGCAGAGGCAATATCCAGCACATTTTTGACTGTGTCGTGGTTCTGGCTCATGTCAGCAATTCCAAGCCCGCAGGCTTTTATTGATGCGACTGTTCGGGTCTTTCTTGGCCTTCTCGCCGGTCAGCTTCTTCTTCATGCCTTCCATGCGGGCGCAGAAAGAGTCTCGGCGTGAGCCTCCCTCGGGCTGCGGGGGCTTGAGCCCAGGCTTGCCGGGGTTGGCTTTGTTGTAGGAGGCTCGCCCCTTGGCGTTGAGTCCGCCTTTGGGGTTCTTGCCTTCCTTGCGAGTCCATGCTGCGGTCTTAGCCATAGAACAAAGTGGTTGTTACGTTTGCGACCAAACCAACAAAAATGCCGTCTTTGGCCAAAATCCCCTCACCCGGCACAACCACCGGAAACGCGGTCGGGTTGTAAGAGTCTGCTTCCAGCAAGATGTCGGCGTACATGGTAACCGCTGGAGAGCCCGTAATTGAACCAGTGGCTGAGTCCGTTACCGTAAAGGTATCCAAACCTGTTACCGTGACCGCATAGACGTTGTCCGTTGCAGTGCCGCCTGTGCCAGCAGAGAAATCCAACCAAACGCGGTCCCCAGAAGTGAGGCCGTGATTGGTGATTGTCACCGTCACAGTATTCGTAGACCGCCCGTAAGTACCCGTTTGCGTCACATTGTTTGCAAACACAGTGTGCCGAGCCGCCGCAGTGGCGTTCGCAGACACAATAGCCCCCTTGATGCGTGTGCGGTAGTCCACCGCCACGCCCGAAGAAGTCATGTGTTTCGACTTTACGTCGTATTGCATCGTCATGATGCGCTCCTATTAGGCCGTACGGCTGAAGGTGTAGGCAGTGGCGCTGGAGAACATCAGGGTGAAACGGGCCAAGCCAGTTGCACCAGCAGCAATGGTCAGGTCGCCAAAGTTGGCGGTGCTGCCATCCACGCCAGCACTGGACAGGACTGCGTTGGTGTTTGCTGCCACCGTCACAACGCTTGCGCCTGCGGTGTTGTCAACAAACAAATCCAGCACCGTGCCGCGACTTGCGCCAATGGCGGTGCCAAGATCGGTGCCGGTGGGCAGGGTAATCGTAACGGTGCCGACCGAAGTGGAGGTGATGTAGCCGTCAGCAACCTGGGCCGCAGTAGCGGTGCCGGTGGTGTTGACTGCGCTGAGAGAAGTGGGTTGATGACCCTGGATGAAGCCGTTCTGAGATACGACCGGGCCGTTGAACGTAGTACGTGCCATGATTTCCTCACATGCGAGTTGACTGTGGGCGCTCTGTCTGCATGTCGTCAGCCGGGACTGTCAGAAACGCCGGGAACCCCGGAATGAGGCCAATATACAGGAAAAGAAACGGGGGCACAAGGCCCCCGTCCGGATTAGCGGTTACTCACCGCCAACACCTCATCAGGTCGAACCCGACGAACCCCACATGCCCAGGGGGTCAGACCAGCCGAACGAATAACGCTCGCGGGCCTTGTAGCGGACGTTGCCAGTGTCAAAGTCACCGTCCATCGAGTTCTGCAACGGGGTCCGCACAAAGTGCTTCATGCCGTTGGGAACGTCGGTGGTCAGGAACCATGCATTGTTGTCAGTCAGCCAGTGGTTGACGGTGTAACCGTCGGGGATTGCGCCCATCTGCTTGATAGCGTTGATGTCGTTATCAGCAGTTGCAACCCGCAGTTCAGTGTCAAGCAGACGCTTGGCAACGAACATCAGGCTCGGGGGAACAATCATCTTCTTGGGCTTGGCTGCGATCAGCAGGCCACGCTCGTCGGTCCAGGCTGCGATCTGAATAACGG